AGACGAAAAAGTTATCCACATTTTTTCCCCAAAACAAAACCAAATAAACAAAAGGGTACCCATACCCCCCTAAATTTTTCTATACTTTTTAAACTTTTGGGTGGTATGATATGGCGTATGGCAACTCCATTCGATACAGATTATTCTTTTTTAGATTTACCAGAAGCAGGCTCTGATGTAAGAGGCCCAATTGATTTGCCTTCTTTTGCGGCAGAGGATTCTTCTTTTAATATAGATTCTTACGCTCCAATTGATTTGCCATCTTTAGAATTATTTAGACCATCTCCCAAACCTTTGTCAGAACAAGAGTCAGCAAATGTTTTAGATACAGCTAGACCTTTTGAAGATATTTCTAGCTTAGGCGCTAACTTTACCCAAAGACTCGCAGAAACCGAAAGATTTTTTGGCGATAGGGTCAACCAACTTCAAGGCTCTATTGAGCAATTAACAGGCGAAAAAAATAAACTTGGTCAAGATTTAGAAGCTGCTTTCTTACAACAAGATGAAATGAGTCAGCGAGCTATAGAAGAACAAATTGCTGCTTTAGATGCTCAACGAGCAGAATTGACAGCTCAATTAGAACAGTCTGTTGCCGAGGCAGAGGCCAACGGCGTAGATGCGGTAGCCGCAGCAGAACAAGTTGCCGCAGAGCAAAGGGTTCAGTTTGAGGGTCAGATTCAAGAAATAGAGGCGGCTCAGCAACAAGCAATAGCTGAGCGAGATCAAGCAATTGCTGAGCAAGACAATATTAGAGCGCAAGCAGCTGAAGATCAGGTGCAAGCGCTAGAAGGAATGAAGCAACAAATGCTAGAAGAAAGATCTGGTATTGTTAGCGGATTGGAAGGCCAGATTGGCAGCTTGCAAGGTGAAATAGATAGCCTAACAGGCGCAAGAGACTCTGCTTTATCAGAAAGAGATCAAGCAATTGCGGCTCAAGATACGATTCGAGCTCAAGCTGCTGAGCAACAAGCGCAAGCTTTAGAAGCTCAAGCTGGAGATTATCAGTCTCAGTTAGATCAATTAACAGGTCAAAGCACTCAGTATCAAACGCAATTAGGTGAAAGAGATAAAACAATTGCAGATTTGCAAGCGCAGATATCAAGCTTACAAACAGCGCCAGCGCCAGCGCCAGCGCCAGCGCCAGCGCCAGTAACAGCGCCAGCGCCAGTAACAGCACCTACTGATATCAAGCCGATTGTAGATCCAAATACAGGCGAAGAAAGATTTGAAGCTTTAACTACAAACGAACAACGACGTGTGGAACATCCAACAGCCTTTGAGTATAGAAACATACCAAAAACATTTGATATGAGTGCATACACTCCAAAGACTAATAAATTACCCAATACATTACCTACAACCAACATACCTGGATATGATATGAGCAACCAAATGTATGATATTCCAGGACAATTTAAAAGATAAAAAATGGATGTTAGAATAAGTCAACCGAGGAAACGATATGGGATTTTTAAGTAAAATAAGAAACAACATGCGAAAGAAAGTATCTAGGATGCCTTCTAGAGGAAGACGATCAGCTTTAACTGGTTTGAGGATACCAAATAGAAGAACCCCCTTAGAAGATATGATTACTAGCGGAAGATTACCTCAACCCAATATAGGAGACATGCGCTTTAGAGGCGAGATGCCTCAAGAACTTGGAAATTTTCGTAGATCTTTTTTAACTGGATTGCGAATACCAAAAAGAAGAACTCCTTTAGAGGATATGATTGCTGGCGGAAGGTTGCCCCAACCTATACCAAGAGCAGAAAGAATGCCCGATCAAGAAACTTTGGATAAGTTTAGACAGATGGCAAGCAGGCCAAATCCTTTTGTTAGAGATATGATTACGGATGATGGCAGGATGAGAGCCATGCCTATAAGAAATGAAGACGGTACAATAATGAGCTCTCGCTTACAAATGCCTCAACCTATACCAAAAGCAGAAATAGACATTTCAGCTTTAGAGCGTCTACCGATGGGCGACATGCCGATGACTCAAGATCTTCCAGAGGTCGCACCTATTGGAATGATGCCTCAAATGCGTATGAGTGGTATGCAAGATATGGAGCCACGTATGATGATGCAAGCAGGCGAAGATGTTTCGCTTGAAAGAGAATTATTTAGCTTGCAATCTCAACTTAAAAATTTAGAAGAACAATTGCGTTTAGACCGATCCTATAACGACGACCAAGCCGTTATCAATACATCTGCTAAAATGGCTGCCATTCAAAAAAGAATACAAGAAATAATGAATGGTATGCCTCAACTAGCAGGCGGCGGCGACTTCCCCGACCTAACAGGCGATGGTAAGGTTACTCAAGCAGATATATTAAAGGGACGAGGAGTTCAACTTAAAGCCGAAGGAGGCGAAATGATGACTCAAGAAAATGAAATAGATGCCATGTTAGGCGGTATGGATTCTGAGGAAGCTGGAGCTATGGAAGACTTAGAGCAGATGGCTCCAGAAATGGAGATGATCGATCAGCTTGTTATGATGGTTGTCCAAATGATTCAGCAAGGTGCAAGTGAAGAAGAGGTAATAATGTTCCTCAGAGAGCAAGGGCTCGACGATGAAGATATTGGTACTGTCCTTCAACTTGTAGCTGAAATGGCAGAAGCTGAAGCGATGCCTCAAGATGGTATCGGAGCAGAACTAGAACAACTAGCTTAGTTAACATGTCTAATTTTTACGCAGAGGAAATTCAGCGTCAAATAGACCAAATTAAAGATCCAGAAGAAAGATCTCGTAAACAGGCCGAATATGAAGATTTAAGTGTCTTTAGAGATATTCTTCCTTTTATCCCTATTAACGTCAAACAATATGCTTATTATATGATGGGCGGCAAAGGTGAATTAAATGAAAATGATTTAACTGATGCTGAACTTAATGTTTTATATAATATAGCAAATAAAAAGCTAAACGATCCAAATTTTAGCCCTTCTCGTTACAGCGATTCTAATAAAATTACTTATCCAGATTATGAAACAGGTGACTATTCTGATATCAGCAGAGGCAACCCTGCGAGCAAAGAAGTTCACACTCAAGAACGACTTAACGCTTGGGAAAGAGGAGAAATAAAATTAAACCTTGAAGCGCCAGACGGTAAAACAAAAACATATTCTTACGAAGAATATGTACAAGATTTTCCAGGTGTTTTTGATGATCCTTTGTCTGTTATTGAGCTTGCAAAAAAATTAAAAGATCCAAACTATAGTATGAAAACCACTATTGGCAAAGCAGAGATAGTTTCAAATGAAGACGACACTTATTCAGTTCAAGACCAATATGATTTTGAGTATGGCAAAGGAAAGGGACAAAGCAGCTACGGTTCATTTTTTTTAAGACCTTACGCAATTGCTAGAAATTTAGCTGCTAAAAGAAAAAATAAAGGCAGTCCAGTTGATATAAATCTTGGCTCTGAAGAATATATAAAGAGACAAGGAATGTATAATGGCGGCGAAGCTAATTACTTACAATCAGCGCTTGACATGCTAACGGAGTCAGCTCCTGTAACTGAAGCGCCAGAGGGTACTTTCGACGTCGGTTCAATCGAACCATTCAATCCGATAATGGAACGGTATCAACCTAATCCGTTGGATGAGTTTGCGATGATGATGGCTGATCCAACTAAAAAATTAAAAGTTATTTCTACTCCAATAAAAATGCAACTCAAGCCTTTGTTTGCTAAAAGAAACAAGCTTAGGGAATTAATTAAAAAGCAAGAACAAAATTATAAAAGAGGACAAGACTTAGCATCTAAGTACGATCCAAAAGATAGTGCTCAAGGAAACTATATGATGAATGCTGCAATTAAAAGCGGCAAAAGATTTAATCAACAGCTGAATGATATAGAAGAAAAAATTAGAAAAATATACCAAAGCAAATAAATGGATTTTTCCAAACTTACAGAGGCTGAACTCAAAGAAGCCCTGCTGCTTTTAGAGAAGCAAGACGGTTACTCAACGCAAGATGAGTGTCAAAATTCTTTTTTGAGTTACGTCAATCACATGTGGCCAGAATTTGTCTGCGGTCGTCATCATCAGATATTTGCCGAAAAGCTAGAACAAGTTGCTAGAGGTGAGATCAATCGCTTGATTGTTAACATGCCACCTCGACATACTAAGTCTGAGTTTGCTTCGACCTTCTTTCCGTCTTGGGTGATGGGACTTAAACCGAAAATGAAAATAATGGAGACGACCCATACGGGTGAACTCGCCGTTAGGTTCGGTCGTAAAGTGCGTAACTTGATGGATCAAAAAGAATACAAACAAGTTTTTCCCGACGTCAGTTTGCAGGCTGATAATAAATCAGCAGGGCGTTGGGAAACAAATAAGGGTGGAGAGTATTTTGCAGCGGGTGTGGGTGGTGCTGTAACTGGTCGGGGTGCGGATCTACTAATCATCGACGATCCGCATTCTGAGCAGGATGCACTTTCGCCGAATGCGTTAGAGTCTGCCTACGAGTGGTACACGTCTGGACCTCGCCAGCGTTTGCAGCCAAAAGGTGCGATTGTAATAGTGATGACGCGTTGGTCTTCAATCGACCTAACTGCTAAATTGTTAGATGCCCAAAAAGAACCTTTGGCAGACCAGTGGGAAGTGATAGAGTTTCCTGCTATTTTTCCAGAAACTGAAAAGCCTCTTTGGCCCGAGTATTGGGCAGTAGAAGAATTACTTAAAGTTAAAGCTTCTTTGCCTGGTCCTAAATGGAATGCTCAGTGGATGCAGAATCCAACAGCAGAAGAAGGCTCAATTATTAAACGCGACTGGTGGCAAAGATGGAAGCATGATTCTTTACCTTCGGTTCAATATATTATGCAGTCTTACGATACGGCGTTTTCTAAAAAAGAAACGGCTGACTTTTCAGCTATCTCAACTTGGGGTGTTTTTAGACCCAGCGAAGATTCGCCCGATTGCGTCATTTTATTAGACGCGCAAAAAGGTAGATGGGACTTTCCCGAACTCAAAGAAATAGCGATGCGCGAGTATCGTTATTGGGAAACCGATATGGTTTTAATTGAAGCCAAAGCAAGTGGTACGCCGCTTACTCATGAGCTTAGAAGAATGGGCATACCTGTGGTAAATTACTCCCCAACAAGGGGTCATGATAAAACAACCAGGATGCATTCAGTTGCTCCTATCTTTGAGTCTGGTATGGTGTACGCTCCAAACCGAGCTTTTGCCGAAGATATGATTGAAGAATGTGCATCATTTCCGTTTGGAGCTAACGATGATTTATGTGATACTATGACTCAAGCGTTGATGCGATTCCGCGAAGGCGGTTTTGTCAATTTAGATAGTGATTACGAAGACGAAGAACGCGAACCTAGACAGAGAGTTTATTACTGATGGCAATAGAAAGACAAACACCTGATCCTGCTCAAGAAGTAGAAGACATGCAAGATATGACAACTGAAAGGTCAACCGAAGATATTGATAATGAAATTATTGAAATCTTAGAAGGGTTGGACGAAGAAGGAGTTCAATATCAAGAAGACGGCTCAGTTATTTTGGGTGAGATGGAAGAGGAAATGAGTTCGGTTGGTTTTAGCGAAAACTTAGCAGAAGTTGTTTCGCAAAGCGAACTTAGCAAAATTTACGTAGAGCTAGTTTCTGCAATTGAAAATGATAAGTCTGCTAGAAAAGATTGGGAAAAAACTTATACCGATGGTTTGAAATATCTAGGGATGAAGTTTGACGATGGCAGGTCTGAGCCTTTTGAAGGTGCAAGTGGCGTCATCCATCCGTTGCTCGGCGAATCAGTTACTCAATTTCAAGCGCAAGCTTACAAAGAATTATTGCCAGCTCAAGGCCCAGTTAAAACTCAAGTGGTTGGCGAATACAGCGCAGCTGTAGAAGAACAAGCCCAACGTGTGAAAGAATTTATGAACTATCAAATCATTCACGTGATGGAAGAGTACGACGAAGACTTAGATCAAATGTTGTTCTATCTGCCGTTGGCAGGTTCTGCTTTCAAGAAAGTTTATTACGATGAAAATTTGCAACGACCTGTTTCTAAGTTTGTTGCGCCCGAGGATTTAATTGTTCCTTACTATACAACCGATCTAGAATCTTGCCCAAGAATTACTCACGTAATTAAGATGCCAGAAAACGAAGTTAAGAAACTTCAAGCAATTGGTTTTTACAGAGATGTAAGAGTGAGTGACGGCATCGACTTATCAAACGCATCTGGCGTTAAAGAAGAAATAGAAAGATTAGAAGGACTAGAGCCTTCTTACGATACAGGTGAAGTTTCTAATCTTTACGAAGTTCATTGTAATTTAGACCTCGAAGGGTTTGAAGATGTAGACGAAGATGGCGAATATACAGAAGTTAAATTGCCTTACATCGTAACCATCGACAGCAACAGCGAAAACATTTTAGCGATTCGCAGAAACTTTGAAGAAGACGATCCGATGAAAAATAAAATCGAATACTTCGTTCACTTCAAGTTCTTGCCTGGTTTAGGATTCTACGGATTTGGTTTAACTCATATGATTGGTGGTTTATCCAAAGCTTCAACTTCAATTGTTAGACAATTAATTGATGCTGGTACTTTGGCTAACTTGCCAGCTGGTTTTAAAACCAGAGGTATTAGAATTAGAGACGAAGATTCTCCGATTCAACCAGGTGAGTTTAGAGACGTGGATGCACCCGCAGGATCTTTGCGAGATGCAATCCAACCTTTACCATTTAAAGAGCCAAGTCAAACTTTACTTTCTTTGTTAGGCTTGCTAGTTCAAAGCGGTCAAAGATTTGCCTCTATCGCTGAAATAAATGTAGGCGAAGGCAATTCGCAAGCACCTGTAGGAACGACGGTTGCTTTGTTAGAAAAATCTACCAAGGTTTTATCTGCCATTCATAAGCGTTTGCATGCAGGTCAAAAGAAAGAATTTAATTTATTAGCAAATATTTTTGCTAAAAGCTTGCCAGAGTCTTACCCATACGCTGTATCGGGTGGGCAAATGGAAATCAAACAAGCTGACTTTGACGATAGAGTGGATGTATTTCCTGTCTCTAACCCAGACATATTCTCTACCAGCCAAAGAATTATTATGGCTCAAGAAATGATGCAATTGGTTCAATCCAATCCGCAAATTCATGGTCCAAATGGTATGTATGAAGCCTATCGCAGAATGTATGCTGCGTTAGGAACAGATAATATTGATGCGTTATTGATACCACCCCCAGACACTCAACCTAAACCGATTGAGTCTGGAATGGAAAACAGCACTTTATTAATGGGTGGAACAGCGCAAGCTTTTATTCAACAAAACCATGATGCTCATATTGCATCTCACGTTAACTTGT